GAAAGAGAGGGCCGAAGCCCTCTGCTTAATTAGTTCACTGATCAGGATTGCGAGAACAACATGATGCCCGCCATTTCTGGGTTCTTCATGCAGACACCAAAGATCGTATCAATACGATACTTAACCTTCAGATTATCGATGGTGAACTGTTTGGTGAAGACCAGTTCAATACCTTGCTCAGTGGTTGCGCGCATCACGGCGGCGCCGGAATCAGCCGGAACAGCGTAACGGCCTGGCAGCAGTTCGATGGCGTCTTTCTGCCAAAACGGGTTAATCGATGCGGCAACGGTGTTCAGGAATACGATAGCCGAATTCGATGCCGGAGTATTGACCACGCAGTTTTTGTACTGCAGTTCTGCACTGGTGCCGCCCTGGCCGGTAATCAGCGGCGGGCTGATGGTCATGGTGGTAGCCGAATCAACCGAGATAACGCGGAAGGTTTTCAGCTGGCCAGTGTCGCCCTTGGTGATGTGATGTACTGCATCCACAGCAGCAATGGTGAATGCATCGCCAGCGGCCACGTTGGTGGTGCTGGAAACGGTCACGCGCTGATAGCGGTTATCGACGTTGTTGGTTTCGCCAGTGGTCGCGGTCGAGGTCGCACGCGGCACATACACGTTGCCGCCGCCCACCAGAGTATTGATGGTGATGCCGGCGCCGCCTGCTGCTGCTGCCTGACGATTGGCATAGTCAAGCTTGTAGGTATCGAATGATGCCACCGTGCCAACGAAAGCTTTCTCGTAGGCAGTAACAGGTTTGCCCTGCATTGTCTGACGAGAAGCCAGATTGCTTGCCATACCGTTGTAATCGCGAGTGGACAGGGCCAGGTAGCGATCATTGTGCATGATGCCTTGCTCGTTGAAGATCGCTTCGCAGGCTGCTACGTCATCAAAACCAGTGGCGGCAGTCGAGCGCTTTACTACCAACGTACCCTGGGCCGCAGCAACACCCATCACTGCAACGTTGATATCAGATGCCAGTTTCTGTTTGGCAGCATCGCCCAGGCGTTTTTCTTGCAGAGCATCGCGCAGTTCAACCGCGTCCATGATCCATGGCGAAGATTTCTTGAAGCCGATAGTAGCTGGCACAGACAGTTGGGTAGAGCTCCCAAAGTTGGCAGTCTGATCCATGCCATCGAAAGTCTGTGCAATATACGGCATTGGGCGCCAGATAGTGTCGTTGGTACGCGCCATCATAGTCTGATCAGTGCTGTACTTGGAGACGTTCCGGGACAGAACAAGTGCGTCCTCGAAGCCCTCAACCATGTCCTCAAACGCAACGCGTTCTTCTTTGCTGAAGCTGTTATTGCTCATTTTGTAATACTCCTGTATAGGTTATTTGCCTTTAGCTCGCAGCGCCGCCTTGTGAGCCATAACCTTGGACATGTCCCCGGTCTTCTCGGCTTCGGCGCGCAAGCGATCAAGCGTGGAATCAACGGCGCCGGATGCGGGCGCATTGCCACGGATTTTGCCTTCTGGTGCTGGTGGTGCTTTGCGGGTCGATGTTTTCACTTGAGTCTCCAGTTTTGCTACAGCAAACGCGAATTTGATAGGGTCTTTGATGGCGCTCAATTCCTTAGCCTTGGCGCTGTTCTTGCCCAGCGCATAGACGACCAGAACTGGATTGTCAGCGGCGTGCAGGATAATCCCCTGCTGAGTCTCACTGAGCGTATCCTGTACAACGCCTTCTGCATCATCAAAATCCTGCACTTTAAGCTTGGTCTTTGCCTGGTTGTAGCCTTCACGCTTAGCTTCAAATTCGGCATTGGCCTGCTTTTGTGCATCTTCCTTCTGCCGGCGTTCTTCGTCCACTTTGCGCTGCTCTGCGCTCCATGCGTCATAACGCCGCTCAAACTCGTCCGAGTCGTAATCGCAGTCTTCAAGCGTTGGCTTCCTTGCGGCTGGGCTTGTGGCCTTTTCGGCTGCATCCTGGCCTGTCAGTTTCTGCTCTAGCTCTTTAATCTTGCGATCTTTGTCTCGGCTTGCCTTGCGTAGTTCGCGTACCCATTCAGGCGCACGTTCTTCCGGTTTCTCATCTGACGCTGGCGGGGCGTCACCGATGCTTACAACAACTTCACCTTCATCATCGCCGGATTCTTCGCCCTCTTCGGATTCGCTTTCTTGCTCCTCCGATTCTTGCTCTTCTTCCTGCTCGATTTCGGCATCTTCTACCGTGGCTTCATCGTCTTTCACACCGTCAATATCTGCCATGTTCATCGTTTACCCTCATAAACTCACCAGAGAAGGCTGGCGGAACCTATATTCGGAATAATATATCCCTTATATCCGTTATGCAATATTACTGCGCAATGCCACCCGGAATCGTGGCATGTACTTCCGAAAGCGTCTTAATCGTGTCGGCTTTCGTCTGACCAACTTTGGCATTCGTCAACTCGACGTTTGCCTGTGCGTTCTGAGCATCAGCCGCTTGTTTCTGAGCCGCAGCCATCAGGTATTGCGACTGAGCATCAGGAGGTTGATTTGCCGCCGCTTCCTGCTCGGCCTGCAATTCTTGTTGTTCTTCCTCGGTCGGCTTGATGGCCCCCATGCGTACCAGTTTCTTGCGGAAGTAGTCACGCACATCACTGATGCCCTCGCCTTCCATGTTCATAATGGCCATGGAAGTAAGCACTTGCTGAGTGTCCGGGTCAGGGCTGAGCGTCAGTAGGCCAGTAATAGCGCGCACAGTAGATTGGCGCTTGCTGGTGGAACTTGGGCCGACTTCCACATTCACATCGAACTTAGCTTCGCCCAAGTCGTTTTCGGTATATGCGGCGCCGGTTTCTCGATCAAGGCGCGGCTGCATTAACTCAACAGAGCCGGTGCTTCCATCAGCCTGCACTGTCTTCATCTTGCGGCCTTCTTCCACATAGGCATCTTTCGCCATGGAGAGCCAAATCTCGCCAACGCGCTTAACGCACTTGGCAAAGTTGGACATGTAGATGAAGACCTGCATGTCCAGGCGATTCTGCACCAGTTCCACGGCCTTCCCAGACATGTTCGGCTGCAACTGCTCGCCGGCCTGCTGATTGCCCAGCAGATCCTGCAAATCCTGTTCGGTGATCTGGAGCAGAGCGGCCAAGGCTGGCGGGATGCTCGGCGCTTTGGTGTAGGCAATCGGGCCGGTTGGCATCTGCTGCCCGCTGGCATCGGTGATCGGGTTCACCAGCAGGTAAGGCCAGCGCTTAACCGAGTCATTCGACCACATTTCTTGATGGCCCAATACCTGTTCAGGAGTGAAGATAGGCTTTTCCACAGCCGATTGAGTGCTAATCTCAGCCAGGGATGACACAAGCATATTTTTCAGGCGCTGAGCATCGACAGCCAGGCGCACATGCCCCATGAAGCGCTCGACGCCATCCACAAACCAGCGCTTACCATAGTTCGGAACCAATGGGATGCACTTACCTGCGATATAGCCGCAGTCTTCCAGCACCTGGGCACCGTCCATGATGTACTTACGCACCTTGCAGACCTTGATTTTCTTGCTGCGCACTTCGGTGAAGCCGATTGCTTTCAGTTCTTCCAGCAACTCGGGATCATCTTTCAGTTCGGAATCAGTATGGCGGCGTTCTTCTGGCGGATCATTGGAGATTGTCAGGCCCTGGAAGATACGCAATGTGTCGCGCTTCTCTTCAATCTCGTAGTACTCGCACACATACACGATATCCGGCGTGCGCCAGTCAAATTCCGTCTGATAGACGCTCTTCGGCCAACTTGCTGGCGAATGACCGTACTCATCCTCATATGCCTCATAGGTCATGCCGGTGAGCAGGAATGCATGCTTAGCGTCGGCCTTGTCCTGGCGCTTGGCATCGAGGTCAAAGAACAGACACGAATCTGCATCAAAGATTGGCTCAATGCAAATACGCTGGCGCATGTCGTCTTCGTCGTACTCATCCTCGTAGTCGCAGCGCAGACGAATACCGCCGTAGCCACCGCCTACTGCTTCTTCAAATGCGTTGTCAAAAGCCTCCTGCGCGCCGCTGTCCTGCTCATCTGCACGATATAAGCCGTCGCACATATCAGCCAGCTTATCGTCTTCGCTGCCATCCTTGGCTGTGAAGTCAACGTCAATCCGGTTATTCCGGTATTCGTTGATGATGCGAATCACCGCCAAGTGAATCTTGTTCATTTCAAAGCGCGGCTTGTTCTCAAACTGCATGCCAAGCGGACCTTCCCACTGAGCACTTGCAATAGAGTAAAAGCGCCGGTCTTGCAGCGCTTGCATGCGTTCTCCACGCACGGCTGATTGGATCGAGTCAAACCGACGCATTGCCCGCTCATGAGCATTTGCTAGGCGCATTTCTTTGGTCTGTGCCATTACTTCTTGCCTTTCTTGACTGGCGCACGTTTCACGCCTTCTGCTGCCAGTTTCTTGGCTGTAGCCTGGGGAATGCCGGCGCTCTTGGCGATCTTCGGGTTGTGCTCAGCAGCACGGAACAGCTTATTTTGCTTGGCAGTGTATGGCATGATCAGATCTTGTAAAGGTGGCCCTCAAAGGCGGCGCCGATCTTAATGGCGTTCGTGCTTGAAAACACGCAGCTGACAGCGAAGTCTGTCATCGGGCCGACTGGAATACGCGCACCAGCGTTCAGAGTGAATGGCGCACCATCAGAGCATTGAATCTTGCGTGGCCGGCCAGATGCGCTATTGGTGAATCGGAAATACAGGCCTGCATCAATGTGACGAGACGCGCCACCAGCAGCCTCTAGAAGCTCGATTTCCACTGCAAAGATGTTCAGGAAGAACCCAAGAGGCGGCGTATAGACGCATTGCTGTGCTGTGCGCTGGCGAGGTGGAATCACGGCGCGGATAGTGCCGCCACCAGCATCCCGAATGGTGATCGTGCCCAGATTTGTTTGAGTGCCAGCGACTGGCGTCACCATACCAGTATTGGCCAGGTTGATTCGGTAATGTGTTCCAACAGCAACAGGAGTGGTTCCATTGAGTGCGATATTGCCAGAATTCGTCACAGAGCCAGAGATATTTACGCCCTGGACATTGATGCTCTGAGCGCCAGTTCCTGCTGCTGTGTCATTCACATTGTCAGAAACAGCTTCAAGCGCTGTATCCGCCAGCATCCATGGATATGCAGTTGCAGCGCCCTCCCAGATATCCTCACCTGTCGCAATGCCGGTAATCGCGGCACCAAGCGTTCGCGTGCCAATCCCGGCGACTCGTGTCACACCCGGCACTTGCCCCATAAGAACGCGAGAGGCAAAGTCGTTAAAGTTTCCGCTTCCGCCATCCATAAATTAACTCCGTAGAAATTTCCCTG